CCCTACTCAGGCAGAGAAAGATGCTCAGGCGGCTCAGAAAAGATCTGAGGAACGCGCAGCAGCTCAGGAACGCACAGAGATGCAGGGCGCTCAGGCTCGTCGCCGGTTGCGCCGTACTGGTGGAATGAGATTGCTGTTCTCTCCAACGCGCCAGGAAGGACCAGGTACGCAAACTAAGTTAGGTGGTGGCCAATGACACGTATTAGAGATTTTCAAAAAGTTTATGACGTAAAGAAAGCTGCTAAGGCTCCAGCCAAAGAAGAAAAGGCTGCTGCTGAAAAGCCAGCAAAGAAGGCTCCAGCAAAAAAGAAGGCGAAATAAATGGCTATTTTACCAAAGGACACTGGGGTTGTTGAGGCAACTGGTTTAGGCGATGGTCAATTCACTGATTGGATCTATTCCACAAAAGACTTCAACTTCTCTGTAAGCGGAACATTCGTTGGCACTGTAACTGTTCAACGCAGCTTTGATCCATCAGACCCCGATAACACTGCGCGTGATGTCGATACATTCACCTCTCCGATTGAAACCTATGGCTTCGATCCATCTGGCGTTGTGTTGTATCGTGCTGGTTTTAAATCTGGCGAGCATACCAGCGGAACGGCTGACATTCGCATTAGTCGATAAGGTGGTTTCATGGTTGCTAAGAAGTTTCAAAACCCCAAGGGCGGTCTGAACGAAGCTGGTCGCAAGCACTTTGAGGCAAAAGAAGGTGGCAATCTACAGGCTCCTGTCAAAAAGGGTACGAACCCAAGGCGCGTTAGTTTTGCTGCGCGCTTTGCCGGTATGAAAGGCCCAATGAAAGACGAGAAGGGTCGGCCTACTCGCAAGGCATTGGCTCTCAAGGCATGGGGGTTTGGATCTGTCGAGGCGGCTCGCAACTTTGCCCAGCGGCACAAAAAAGGATAATTAAATGGCTCGGCTGAATGTAAGAGATATTATTGAACGTGAGGCCAAGGCTCAGGCTCGCAAGGATGAATGGCGCTCGATCTATGAGGATTGCTATGAGTTCGCTCTACCGCAGAGAAATCTGTACTCAGGCTATTATGAGGGCGGTGTAGCTGGCAAGGGTAAGATGTCTAGGGTCTTTGACTCTACGGCCATACATGCCACCCAGCGCTTTGCTAATCGCATACAAGCTGGTTTGTTTCCTCCGCAAAAGGAATGGTGTCGCCTTGAGGCAGGCACCGGCATTCCAGAGCAGCAACAACCGCAGGCTCAGGCTGCTCTGGATGCTTATACCACCCGTATGTTTGAGATCATGCGTCAGACTAACTTTGATCTGGCTATGGGTGAGTTCTTGCTAGATCTTTGCGTAGGTACTGCCGTGATGATGGTGACGCCTGGTGATGAGGTAACACCCATCCGCTTTACGCCTATTCCTCAGTATCTCGTTGCTATCGAGGAAGGCACATTCGGAAACGTCGATAACGTCTATCGTAAGCTGCGCATGAAGGCTGAAACGATACCACAAGAGTTTCCTGATGCTGAGATAACCACAGAACTAGCGGAAGCGATAGCACAATCACCATCCAAAGAGATCGATTTGATGGATGCGGTGATCTATGACTACGAGCTTGGCATCTATTGCTATCACGTTATCTGGCCAGCCAAACGGCAAGAGCTTGTGTATCGCACAATGAAGTCATCTCCGTTTATCGTTGCTCGGTATATGAAGGTGGCCGGTGAGATCTATGGCCGTGGCCCATTGGTTACAGCTATCTCTGACATCAAAACGCTTAACAAAACTGTTGAGCTGGTTCTCAAGAATGCTTCCTTGGCAATCGCTGGTGTATATACAGCGGCAGATGACGGCGTTCTTAACCCGCAGAATATCAAGATACAGCCTGGTTCGGTCATCGGTGTCGCTCGTAACGGTGGTCCTCAGGGTGCGTCACTGGCTCCCCTCCCTAGAGCCGGTGACTTTAATGTCAGCCAGATCGTGATGAATGATCTGCGTATGAACGTGAAGAAGATCCTGATGGATGACACGTTGCCGCCTGATAATATGTCTGCTCGATCAGCAACAGAGATTGCAGAAAGATCGCGTGAGCTTGCGACTAATCTGGGATCTGCCTTTGGCCGGTTGATAGATGAGACAATGGTTCCGATTGTATCGCGCATTCTGTTTATCATGGACCAGCAAGGCTTCATCGATCTACCTCTGAAGGTAAACGGCGTTGAGGTTAAGGTTACTCCGGTTGCGCCTCTGGCTCAGGCTCAGAAGCTACAAGAGGTAAACGACATTGTGCAGTTTATGCAGATCGCCAATGCTCTCGGCCCACAGGGTCAAGCGGCTCTGTCTATCCCGCGCATAACACAATTCATCGCAAGCAAGATGAACATAAACCAAGAACTGCTTACCACACCGGAAGAGCAGCAAATGATGATGGAACAGATGCAGCAAGCAATGATGGCAGAACAAGGCCCACCGGCTGCAACTGATGGTGGGGCCACAATGGAGGCAATGCAATGAGTTCACCAGAAGGCTGGGAAGGATTAACCCAAGCCGTCAGTGAAGCGCCAAGAGCCGACGATATGGATATTCTGTATGGTAAGGTTTTCAAAAGTTCTGAGGGGCAGAAGGTTCTAAGCCATTTGCGCAGCGTTACGATTGAGCAACCGACTTGGCACCCTGGAGAAGATGCGAGCTTTGGTTATGCTAGGACAGGAATGGCAGAGATTGTTCGTATGATTGAAAAAAGAATAGGAAGGTCAAACAATGGCTGAAGAAGCGGCAGCAGTAGAAGCGGATGCAGATGCACCGATGATTAACGTATCGGAACCGGAGGCTCCCCAAGAGGATGCACCTATTCCGGTTCACGAACAACCGCAGGAGGAAATGCAGTCATCTGATGATGACGATGGGCCACTAGAGCGCCCTGAGTATTACCCTGCAAAGTTTTGGGATGAGGATGGCCCTGATGTTGAAAAGCTGGCGAAAAGTTACGCGGAGCTGGAAAAGAAGTTTAAGTCGGGCAAACATAAAGCACCGGAGCAGTATGATATATCTTCATTGGCGGATCAGGGTTTGGACTCTGACGATCCGACTGTCGCCGTATATCAGGACTGGGCTAAGGAAAACGGGATTAGCCAGGATGCCTTCGAGGATCTTGCCGGTCGCGTCTTATCTATGGCGAAGGATGAGCAAGAGAGTATCCAATACGATCAACGCGCTGAGATGGAGAAGTTAGGCTCTAACGCCTCTGAGAAGATCCAAATGACTGAGCGCATCTTGCAGAAGGCACCTCTCAACAACTCTGAGCGTGAAGCTATAGCATATTCTCTGAACAATGCTGACTCGATCAATGCGTTCTTAAAATATCATCAGGCCATTACGAATGAGAACATTCCGATCAAGCCTGTAGTCGAGCAGCAAGACTTCACTAGGGAGGATCTTGAGTCGGCAATCGCAGATCCTCGCTGGAAAACTGATGCCGCTTGGCGCACAAAAATGGAACGTCAATGGTTCCAATCACAGCAAAGAGCCTAAACTCTTGCAATAAGTATCGCTTGCGTGTATTTTGGTCTTGACGGCTAACCGCGCACCGGCCCGTTAGATGTAGTATTCTACTGGCTGGCGCGGCCATAACGCGCAAGCGACCGCCCGAACCTCGGATAACGGAAGCGTTTTGTTGAAACCCACTAGGAGGTATCTGCAATGGCGCAGAACGTCACTACGGCGTTTGTTGATCTTTTCGACTCTGAGGTCAAACAAGCGTATCAAGCCGAATCGCTGCTTCGCGGCACGATGAGGACACGCAGCGGAGTAGCTGGAAACACTGTAAAGTTCCCCACAATCGGGAAAGGTGTTGCTACACTTCGCGTTCCACAAACTGATGTCACACCACTGAACGTGACCTATGGTCAGGTAACTGCAACGATGGAAGATTACATCGCGGCAGAATATTCAGACATCTTCCAGCAATCGCACATTAACTTCGATGAGCGCTCTGAGCTGGTTCAAGTCGTATCTAAGTCTATCGCTCGTCGCATGGACCAGATCATGATTGATGCTTTGAATGCTGCTACCGGCACATCTTCTGTTGCTACAACAGTTGGCCCAGGTGGTAACACTGACATGAACATCGAGAAGCTACGCGCAACAGCAAAAGCTCTTAACGAGAAGAACGTACCATCTGAAGGTCGTTACTTGTTGATGCACGCAACACAGCTCGATTCATTGCTCGGTGAACAAGAGATCACAAGCCAAGACTTTGCTGCGGTAAAAGCTCTTGTGCAAGGTGAGATCAACACGTTCATGGGCTTTAACATTTTGACAATGGGTGATCGTGACGAAGGTGGTATTCCTAAGCCTTCAACTCGTACCTGTTTTGCTTGGCACAAAGATTCAATGGGCTACGCTGAGTCAATGGCGCAAAAAACTGAAGTAAACTATGTCCCTGAAAAGACATCGTTCTTGGTTAGCTCCATGTTCTCCGCCGGTTCTGTTGCAATCGACGGCGAAGGCATTGTCAAAATCGCTTGTACTGAAGCATAAGGAGAGTAGACAATGGCATTCGCATCTGCAAACTGGTCAACCGTTGCTGCATCAAAGAGCGGCAGCTCTCCAGCAATGTATAGCTATTCTTCTTCTGTTGATAACCAGGCGGCTATTGCCGGTTCTGGTTACTTCGACACAGTAGAAGGGCTAATCACTACTGGTGATATGATCTACACATATGGAAGCGATGGGGGCCAGATCCTCATTGCAACCAACACTGCTGGCGTTATCACAACGGCAGTTCTAGTATAAGGTTGGGGGGCTTCGGCCCCCCTTCCCCACTAACAGGAGGGCAATATGGCCGCTGGTGATACCTCACTTTCAATCTGCTCGGATGCTCTTATCCTGTTGGGCGCAGCGCCCATTTCTTCGTTTACAGAGGGATCTGATGCAGCACAGGCTTGCGACAGACTATATCCAGATGTACGCGATACACTCTTATCAAACTATCTTTGGAGCTGGAGCGTAAAGAAAGAGCAGCTTGGTCGCTTATCTTTCACGCCGGTAGATGAATGGAAGTATGCTTATCAGCTTCCTGGCGATATGCTCTCAGGCGTTATAGCGCTATTCCAAAGCTCAGGTCTTGGCCAGCTTCCAATCCGGTATGGGTGGGAGATCTATGGCGATCAGATCTACACCAACTTTGAGCAAGTCTTTATTGATTACCAAGGCTCGGTAGCAGAAAGCAAAATGCCTAATTACTTTGTGCGCTTGCTTCGTACTGCACTGGCCTCTGAGCTTGCCTTTGTGATTACCGATCAAATATCCAAGGCAGATTATTTCCGCGCTCTAACATACGGAACACCGGCTGATAGTGGCCGTGGTGGTCTGATGCGCGAAGCAATGAATGTTGATAGTCGTGGCAAGCCGCCGCAAGTTATCGAGGATTATTCACTTATTGATGTGAGATACTAAAATGCGGATCATCCAGTTCCAAACCAATTTCTCGGTTGGCGAGCTTGATCCGCTTATTCGCGCTCGTACTGATCTACAGCAATATCAGAATGCTTTGGAAGAAGCGACGAATGTAGTCGTTCAACCTCAAGGTGGCTTTAGACGCCGTGATGGACTAGAGTTTGTTTATAACTTTGGATCTACGTTCACAGACTTTAAGGTTATTCCTTTTGAGTACAGCGTAACCGATAGCTACTTTTTGGTTCTCGTTAATCAGCGCATCTATGTATTTAAGTCTGGTGTGCTGCAAACAAACATAAACGGCTCTGGCAATGATTATATCACTGCGACAGATATAACGACTGCCATGCTCGATGAGATCAATTACACGCAAGCGGTTGATACGCTCATTCTCTGCCATGAAGATCTGCAAACCAAACGCCTGGTGAGAAACAGCGATACATCTTGGACGCTGGAGAACTTGCCGCTAACTAATCTGCCGCAATATCCTTATGCGTTTGATACTCACCAGCCAAACTTTACGATTACGCCCAGCGCATCAACCGGCAATATTACGATTACTGCATCTGCCGTAACGACTGACAACGGCACGGCACAGGCGGGTGGCGCAGATACAATTACGCTCAAAGCGGCAACATCATATACCGTCGATGATGAGCCTAATGGAATGTTCATAACCTTAACATCTGGCACTGGTTCTGGCCAAACGCGCCATGTTGAGGACTATGTTGCTTCCACAAAGGTTCTTACGGTTTATCCCGCATGGGATACGGCTCCAGATGCTACAACCCATTACAAAGTAGAGGCATTTGCCCCTGCTGCTGTTGGTGAATATGCTCAGGTTCTCAGCACCTTTGGTCGCGCTCGATATGTAGAGTTTGTTTCTGCTACAGAAATGAAGGCTGTTGTTGAGGTCAACTTCTTTGACACCAGTGATATTACTGCCGGTAATTGGGAAAGCGAGCATGGCTATGAGGATGTATGGTCAAACACTCGCGGGTGGCCAAAGTCTGCTGCATTTCATGAGGGCCGGTTATACTTCGGTGGATCTAAGTCGCGGCCCAATACCGTATGGGGTTCTGGCGTTATAAACTACTTTGACTTTAATCCTGGCACTGGCCTCGATGATGAGGCGGTAGAGGCAACGATCAACACTAATCAGCTTAACACGATTGTTAATCTGTTCTCAGGAAATGACTTCCGCATCTTTACAACCGGCGGTGAGTTCGTTGTTCTCCAGACTGGTGATAATCCTATTACACCGGCATCGTTCTTTGT